TGCCCGGCCCGGAAGTCACGCCACCAGATAGTCCGTTCCTAGAAAACAAGAAAAAGAAGGACATGAATGAGGCTGAGTTGGAAGTGCTGAAGGAGTATTCGCTTCATGCCAGAAGGGTTAGAGAACTCAACGCATCTAACAGATCCATACGCTTACACCTAGTCCGTTGTATGCAAGCGGCAAGAGCATACGAGTTTCAGGGATTCCACTACGTTTATTATTCAGATTTCAGGGGCCGAAAATATCCCAGTTACTCCCCGATGTCACCCCAAGGGCCAGACTTTTCGAGAGCGTTGTTGCTTTTTCATCAAGGTTTGCCGATCCGATCCAAGGAGTCTGAACTTTTGTTTGCATCCCACGGCGCAGGAATGTATGGCAACGACAAAGTTTCCCTCTTAGAGAGACACAAGTGGGTGCAAGAGAACGAGCGAATTATTGTGAAAGCCGCCGAGTCTCCGCTTGAGTGGCAATGGTGGACCGAAGCAGATAAGCCCTTTCAGTTCCTAGCATTCTGCATGGAGTGGGAGCGTTACACAATGGACAAAAAAGGCTTTAAGTCCCAACTGCCAATCCAGATGGATGGATCTAACAACGGACTTCAGCACTTTTCGGCCCTCATGCTCGACCCAGTAGGAGCGCACCTGACCAATCTAATGCCGAGTGAGGTTCCCCAAGATATTTACCAAGCGGTTGCAGATGAGGTGAATGAGCTAGTAGAAGCCGATGCACAACAGGGGCATTCCGTTGCAAAGGGCTGGCTTGAGTGGGGAGTGGACCGAAAGATATGTAAACGCCCCATCATGATAATCCCCTACGGCGGGACTAAAACTGCCATGCGTCAATACGTTGCGGAGATGGTTGAGGATGGACTTGCTTCTGGAAAGAAATATCCTTGGCAGGCGACAGGCCCAAGACCTACCGGCTGGAAGGAAGCTGGTTATTTGGCAGACCACATCGACAAGGCGATCCAAAAAACTATGGGATGCGCTAACGAAGTTATGGATTGGATACGGGATGCCGCACGGGAGTATGCACACAACGGATTGCCACTAACATGGGAATCTCCTAGCGGGTTTAGAGTTCTTCAAAATTATCTCAAGGTGAACACAAGGCGAGTTATGACCCAACTTGATGGGAACTTTATCGCAACCCGAATGCCTTATGAGACTGACGAAATCCAAACCCGCCGGGCAGTTCAAGGATCAAGCCCCAATTACATTCATAGCATAGACGCATCACATCTAACCCATACAGTTCTCGACTGCGCCGACCAGAAAATCAGCGACATGATGGTGATCCATGATTGCTTCGGAGTTCATGCGGCAAACGCAGGCAAGTTGATGAAAACACTTAAAAAACAATTTGTGCAATTGCACAAGCCTGACCTTCTACAAAATTTAAAAGATCAGTTAGAAACTTATGGCCCGACTTTACCCCCGGTTCCACGCCGAGGTGAGTTGGATCTAAACCATGTTTTAAAATCTAAATATCTATTTTCATGAAACCAATTCCTCTAAATAAATCTAACTTCCGAAGCAAACTTGAAAAGCAGTACGCCGAGCTTCTGGATCTTCATGTAAAATCCGGGGTGTTGTTAGATGCGAGATATGAAGCAATTAAACTGCGGATCGGCGACAACCTACACTGGACCCCCGACTTTTTCTTAACCTACCCAGACCGATTTGAGTTTCACGAAACTAAAGGGTTCCGCAGGACATCAGCGATGGTGAAGATCAAGGCCGCCGCACAAATGTATCCATTTTTCAAATTCGTTATGGTCGAAGCAGATCCATCAAAAAAAGGGACATACAAATACACCGACTTCAAAGCTTTCGAGGAAAAATAATGGGCTTAGTTTTAGAAAGAAAACTCAACGAAGAAATTATCATCTCATCGGACGGGCAAGAGGTGGCAAGATTTGCAGTGGTTCGTAAGATGGGTCAACGCCGGTTTCACATTCTCATAGACGCACCTGAAAATGTTGCAATTACCAGAGGTCAAAGAATCAAATCCCAACCTAGTGAACTTCCCGAAGTGGATAAAAAGAGATGAAACTAATTTTATAGTAGTTCATAGCTCACTGACCAAAGGATCAGATGATGAAGGTGTTGAGTCAATGCGCTCCCTGCACATGAGACAAGGGTGTGTCGATGTTGGCTATCATTTTATCATTCGGCGCAACGGAGTCACTGATCTGGGAAGACCTATTCATGCTATTGGGAATCACTGCCCCCAAGTTGATGAGCAGTCTGTTGGAATCTGCTTGATTGGAGGTGGTGATAAGAACCGAAAGGCGAAAGCTCCCGATTATAATATTCCGCAAATGGAATCCCTTGCTTACATCTGTTTGTCTCTAGTGAGGATATATCCTGAAGCCGAGATTGTTGGTCACAACCGATTCTCACCAGAAAGTAAATGCCCCGTGTTTAATATCCCCGATTGGTGGAGCGAAGTTTCTTACGAATTAAAACAACTACACAAAACAATTCATGCCGATCAATTTCCCCTCTTTGACGAACTACAAAAGGAAGACTGAAACTGTGAAAAAAGCATTATTACCCGGTAAAGATTGGGCCATTCAAGAGCATCTTATGGATGAATTAAAACGCTTGTATCCAGATCAATGCCCTAATGTAGAGTGGGACATGAAAGAAGTTTGGTATCGTGCCGGTCAGGTTTCAGTGGTTCGCAAACTTGAACAAATGCAGAAGGAATAACATGAGTTGGGCGACTACGGCAATGTGGGTGACTGCGGCTTATACAGCGTATGCCAATGAACGCAACATGAGCGAAAAGCGCAAACAACTAGATGAAAATAAAGAAAGAAATGACAGAATGCTCGCTCAACAACGCTTAGACCAGCAAGGCAAACAAGCCGAGACAGATGTTGATGTTCGCAATGAACAAATGCAGGGCATGGCATCTGGACCGCAACTAAAAACCTCTGGTCAACTGGATCAATCAAAAGGCAAGGTCAGGCGTGACACACTAAGCCCAAAGAGATCCCTAATGATTGGACAAAGCCGTGGCTATCAATCCGGGTATCAGAAAACTTAATGGTACGACAGGCAAGTTTAGAAGAAATTAAATTTGATTGGGAGATTTGGGAGTCTGCGCTTGCTGAAGCTATGACAACCACGCCGGGTGGTCTAGTTATGGGCGGAAATACTTTTAAAGTTTTTGCTAAAAATGTTTATGACCGGCTGACCAATCCATTTAATCGATCTATGCAGATGTGGCTTGCTTTTAAAGATGACGAGCCGTGTTACATGGTGCTTACGCAAATACAAGTTTGCGAGTTTTCAGAACAAAGAACACTTCTCTGGTTTAGCATCACCCGCATTCGGGATGTTGACACAAGCACAAGCTTAGACCTTTATTTTCAAGGTCAAAAAGTTGTTAAGAAATTTGCCAAAGATAATGGTTGTGTGGCTATTGTTGGGTACTCGGATTTAGATTATTTCACTAGGCTGGCTGAGACAAAGGAAGAATGGGCTGGCACAGTTAAAAGAAACTTTTACTACTTGCCGTTAAATTAATATGACTGATTTATTTCTTAGCTTCCTCCGTCCTTGGGATTGTGAATTGTTCCCAAAATCAAAAAACATTTGTTATGGCGGCGGGGGTGGTTCGCAAAATTATGGTTATGGTTATAATAAAACAGGACAAAGTGGTGCGGTAACTGGTGGTGATACTGCGACTGAAGAAACAGTTGAGCTAGTTGATCCACCTGAAGAAGAAGAACCACCACCTCCACCCGAATTACCACCTGAAAAAGTTAATCCCAATGTTGGTGAAAAAGAGTTTGGTTCCGCTAGGCTCAAGACCGAAGCAGAGATGACAAAGGTTAAGCGTGTCAGGCGAGAGACTTTATCACCACGCAGAGGATTGGCACTCAATCCTAATTACGCAAGTACAACTGGTTTAAATATAGGCGTTAAGAAGTGAGAGAAGAAGAAGCATCTATCAAAGCAAAGTACGAACTGGCGGCGACACACCGGCTTCCGTTTCTGGAACGGGCCAGAAAGTGCGCTGAACTTACCATTCCTACTCTTTATCCTAAAGAGGGTTCGTCTTCGGCTACAACTTTTCCGACTCCTTATCAATCGTTGGGCGCAAGAGGGGTCAACCATCTCGCCGCCAAGCTTCTACTCACTCTGTTGCCACCAAACGCACCCTTTTTCAAGCTCACTTTAAACTCACAGGCACGGGCTGAACTAGATCCTGAAACGACCAAGGGCGCAATTGACGAAGCAATGGGTTCCGCAGAGCGTTCCGTGATGCGTGAGATTGAAAACAGTGCGACTAGAGTTCAGGCGTTTGAAGCGTTAAAGCATCTTATTGTTTCAGGAAATGTTTTGATGTGTTGGCCTGACCCGGACAAAGGGCGAATGCGGGTTTATCCGCTAGATCGCTATTGCGTGTATAGAGATTTTGAAGGCAACGTCAGCGAAATTATTATTCGTGAAACTGTATCGCCTTTGATGCTACCTGAATCAGCCAAGGGGCTGGTCCCGAAAGAATCCAATGTCTCTGACGACCCGGATCGTGAGATAGATTTATTCACTTGCGTCAAGCATGAGAAAGAAGGGGGGTGGTCAGTCTATCAAGAAATTGAGGGTAACACTGTGCCGGGATCGCAGGGATATTACCCCGAAAATAAAACCCTTCCGTGGTTGCCGTTGAGATACGATTTTGTGGACGGCGAGGACTACGGGCGTGGGCATATTGAACAGTATTACGGCGACCTTAAAAGCTTAGAGCAACTTACCAAAGCAATTGTTGAGGGATCAGCCGCCGCTTCTAAAGTTTTATTTTTGGTTTCTCCCAACGGGATGACTTCAGAGCAGGATCTTGCCGAGGTTCCTAACGGGGGGATTATTCCGGGCAATGCTACGGATGTCAGCGTGTTGCAAATGGAGAAGTTTAACGACTTCCGCATCGCAGACATCACGATACAAAAAATATCGGAACGACTCAGTTACTCGTTCATGCTTAACTCTGCGATCCGCAGAGATGCAGAACGTGTCACCGCAGAAGAAATCCGATTTATGGCTTCGGAATTAGAGAGTTCTCTTGGGGGCGTGTTCTCCTTGCTCTCAACCAGTTTTCAGCTACCACTCGTCAGAATCATTTTAGACAAACTAGAGTCTAAAGGGGAGCTTCCCCCACTTGACGATGAAACAGTTCGGCCCCAGATCGTGACCGGCCTTGAAGGATTAGGCAGGAATGAGGATCTAAGCCGACTCTCCGAGTTCTTAAACGACATCAATCTGCTTTCACAATCACAGGGCATTCAGGCTGAAATGAATCTTGATGAGATTATTAGGCGTGTTGGTTCTGCAAGAGGAATTGAAATGCAAGGAATGGTTAAGACCCCGGAGCAAAAACAACAAGAACAACAAGCGGCCCAAGAAAGGTTGAAAGAACAACAATTCTTTGAGCTTCTTAAAACGGCATCACCTGAAATCATTAAGCAGTTCGGCGGTCAATTTGGCGGCGAGGAAGCGATGCAGGGAATGCCTTCACCGAACCAACTAAGTTAATATGCCAGAAGTACAAACGACTCCAACGCCTGAACCTGAATCTCAGGAGTATATAAACGAAATGGTCGCCAAGGCCGATGCTCAACAAAAAGTCCCAGAGGGATTAACCGAGCAAACAGAACAGGCCGAAAGACCCGATTGGTTGCCAGAAAAATTTCAGAGCGCAGAGGACATGGCAAAAGCGTATTCTGAACTTGAGTCAAAACTAGGTTCCAAAAATGAGCCAGACCCCCCAGAGGCCCCCGCCGAAAACGTGACGGAGCAACAGGCCAATGAGATGATGAACGAAAAGGGTCTGGATTATACAAAGTATGAAAAAGAGTTTACAGAGAGTGGCGAATTATCAGCCGACTCTTATAAAGAATTAGCTGAAAGCGGTCTTCCGAGGGAGATGGTGGACGGCTATATCAAGGGTCAGCAATCGCTGATCGAACAGGCCCGACAAGAGGGTTTCCAAATTGCTGGTGGCGAAGACCAATTCAACGAAATGATGACTTGGGCAGAACGCAACCTCTCTCCTGG